CCACTAGTAACTGGTATACCTACATTGCCATATGAGTCTGTAAATGCAATACTATAAGTTACATCGCCTAGAGCATCGTTGGTATCTACTATATATGTTGCAGTCCATTTGTTAGTATATAGTTCGGAATTAACATAAGATATCGTATTGGTTACCATTGAACCGCCAGAATAGAATGTAACTACCGGTGTACCAATTATTTTATCAGCAATAAATGAAACTGTAACTTCATTTCCTACTACCGCTCTAGTAGGATCTGTATTATTTGATGCCAACTTAACATCTGATAATGTTGGTATCGTAGCAGAATCATCTGCTATTGAGTCGAATATGTATGCTTTTCCTGAATTAAGGCCAGATGTTTGAGATAATGCATCTTCGTCATCTTCATATCGTGCTCCTATAATAGCATAGTCACCACTTAGCGAAACTGAGTAACCGAACTCATCGCCAGATTGATCGGGACCAAATGCATTTGGATTATACAATTTCTGCATTTGCAAACCAGTTAATGCATTAAATATATACGCAACACCTGCAGATTCCTGATAATCTAAATTCCAAGGACCTGATCCGGATACATCTTCTAGATAAGCGCCCACAACAACTCTATTATCTGAAATGGCTACTGCACTAGCAAATCCATCTCCTGAGGCATTGCCTGGATTATCAATTGTATGTAATAGAGCAAGTGTATTTGTACTATACACATATGCTTTGCCTTTACCAGAATTGGCATTAGACGCACCAACTACAAATTTATCACCATCAATTGCAACACTATTTCCGAAATATTCATTTCCTGCGCCTGCTGGGTTGTAAATTGGTTTAATGGTATTACTTGGTATATGCATTATATATATTGCAGAGTTGTCATTGCCAGCTCTGACATAAGGAGCACCCCACACGGCATAATCACCAGAAACATCAACATCACTTCCCATATAGTATCTATTGGTTCTATCTGGATTGTCGTATTTCCTGATATAATTAGTTGGTGTTGTGCCGGACATATCATATATATAAACTGCACCGCCATTATTATTATTATAATCAGTAGTAGATACCCCATATTGTTCTTCACCTGGTGCACCTACAATTGCATATTTCCCATCAATTGCAACTGATTGGCCGAAACTATCACTATTTTGATCTGGGCTAGGATGTGGTATGTGATGTAGCAATGAATAATCACTTCTATCAAATACATATACAGAACCAGACCCGGTATATCCAGTTGATGAAACATCGTTCTGTGCACCAACTATAATATAATCCGCAGATATATCTACTGAATACCCAAAATAATCATTTGATCTTGAATTGTTTGTTCCATCTGGATTAATAAGTGTGTGCAGCAATGCGCCAGTTGATGAATTTACTACGTATACCACCCCAGAATTACCGTTATTGTTGAACTCTTCGGCATATGCACCAATTACCGCTGTAGTTCCATGAATTGCTAGTGCACGACCGAAATGATCACTTGCTGTAGTACTGGTTTCATTGAAATTATCAATAGTTAACAATGTAGGAGTTGCTGACCAATTTTGTACACCATCTACGCCTTGACTTGCCGGAATTATTACAGGTCCTTGAGTGAATCTACTACGGTTAGAATAAAACATTGTTTGGTCAATTACTACAGCATTTTCTGATACAATACCGTTATCCCATTCACCGCGCAAAGGGCGTCCAATTATACCAAAATCAATAGAGTTTCCACTGGTAGGAGATCCAAAAGATTCGTTTGGTTTAGTACTTATTTTTTTTCTGTGACCTGCTCCTATTGCACCAGAATCTTGGTGAGCCTCTGAAATACTACCACGATCTGCTATTTCTAAAAAATCTAATAGTTTTCTAACTTTAATTTTACTTAACGTAGTGTCTGGCGACATTTGCCCTTTAATATCTAAACCATTGATCCGTATCTTTGACATTCTGGTTGCTCCTAATTATTATTCATTAGTATTTATATTAATATAGTAATTAATGTATATTAATATAAAAAAGGTATCATTTTTAAAATGATACCTTTTTTTCTTTTAATAGTCCTGGCGTCTTTTTGGGTTTTGTAGGGGTCGTAGATTTATACTTGTGTAGATCAAAATATGGTTATTCCAGTTTCTCAGATTCTTCTAAGTCAAAGTCTGCTATTAATGCTTCATAAATTTCGTCTTCATTTACTGAATACTCAAGTGGATTATCGCCGTTGCTTGGCTGGATAGATTTCTTTTGTCTAGAAATAGAGTTAGCAGTCTTTTTAGAAAAATCATCCAAGTCAAGTTCATCATTAGCCGGTGTTGCTCTGTATTCTGCTTCAGCATTTAGTGCTTCAACATCATCGCCGCATCCGCACGGCCCTTCGCCACAACCACAGCCACTGTCCATTGGTGTAATTTCAACAGTCTTGCCTGCAAGTGTTAACATTCTCATTAATTCTTCTGGATGCTCAGTACTCACGTTTGTCGTAGTAACAGCTTTTCCGTTATTATCAGTCACAGTTAAGTTATAATGTTTGCTCATTCTTCATCTCCTGATATAACAGATTCGCTTGATTTTTCATCTGTATCCATTTGATCCGGTGCTGTATCTTTTTTAGGATCAATACTTAGTTCATTCTCAACAGTTACTTCATCTCTTTTACTAAGAGATTTTAGGAAATTATCAATAAATCCTCTGCCGTAATTTTCACCATTATCTGATTTGTCATCATACTCAGAATCTAGAAGTGCTTTTTTATCACTATTATCTTCTTCTGTTTCTTGTGGATCCCAACCTTCAGGATGCACAGCAATATGTGACATATTCATTTCTAATAGATCAGATAATTGAACTCTTAGGATATCAGCGGAAACAGGGTATCCAGTTTTAATTTCTATCTTTGAAACTTTTGTGTTGCTTACATCGTCAGAAAAGAACAATGGATTTTTGGTAATAGGCGTTGTCGATGTACGTGATATGGAAATCAAGTCATACTTACCTAGAAAACGCTCAATACGATTTACATCCTCTTCATTCAATTCTGCTGCAAATCTCAAGGTTAAACAACATTCCCTCGTAGACTCTGTTAAATATTCTCTAAAACTTTTCATTGGTCTCTCCAATTTATATTGTTATTTATCAACATTCGAAGAATCTTTAACATTTGATATTCTTCTTAGTAATTCGTTTCTATCGATAACAACTGACCCTGAACCATCAATCTCATTATGATTAGATTTTTGTTCTTGCTTTTCGATTTGATGTTCAAGTTTTGCTTTCTGCATCTGTAAATTAATCATCTTTAATTTTCTATCGACTTTACTATCTTTTGCTTCCATGGCAGTCTTTAGCATAGAGTTTGCAGTTTCCATAAGTTTTGCACCTGCATGCACTTCGACATTCATCCCCAACTGAAATAACTCTTCAAACGCACTAAGTGCCTTTGCATGGATTTCATCCATCTCCCTATCGTGTTGATTTAAGTCTTGAACCATTGGAAGTGCAGCATCAATCTTGTCAGTTGTATCAATCGCTGAATTTAACATAGCAGTTAGTTCATTTGATTGTTCAATTGCAGTCTCAGGTTCAATTACACTATCCTTAGGCTCTTCTTCTACCTGTGGTGCTAAGTTAAATGTTTCTTCTAACTTTTTTGTCATTGTATTATCCTATTTTTTCTTTTTAGGTTTACGTACTTTAGGTTTCTTGGTATTTTGGTATATATCACCTTCATTCAAAACTCTAAACTTCATACCTCTTTTCTTAGCCCACGATGTCGCTGCTTCCCATTTAGCATAATTTATTGCAACTTGTGCTTGATCGCCCCTGCCTTTAGCAAACTCTAGTTTCGTCTGTGATGATGGTTTTATCTCTATAAGTTCTGCATGTTTTTTACCACTTGCATCTATATATGTTATTACAAAATCTGGTACATAACCTGTTACTTTTCCTGTAAGTGGATTTTGATATGTTATTTTTACAGGTTCACTAGCCCAAGCAACAATATTTGGATTTTCATCACAAAAATTCATAAACGTATGTTCCCAACTACTTCTAAAAGTAGGGGTCTTACCGCCCGCATATTTTTGGGCATTTTTTATAGGGTACTTACCTTGATGAAATTTAGTCATTTAATAATCGCTCTTGCAATATATTTATTCGGCTTTTTTTCTGACATTTTACCAGTAACATACCCATATCGCAAAGCGTTATTAATAATAAATGATCCTAGATCATTAAGTTTAAAATCAGTTGATACTTGGTCAACTAGATACGAAGCATCAACTCCATATTGTTTAGCAGTTGTTAATATTTCATTTGCAAAAACTTTAGCACGTTCAACGGAAAAACCTTTTTTAACAAGTTTAGCAACAAGTATATCAATATTCATCTAATGCCTCCCGTTTTATTTCTCAAATTTAATATATTATTCTGAGTTGCAGAACGAGATTTGGGATCAAATTGTACTCCGGGAGCACGCAAATCTTTGTCTGAAAAATCTGAAGTTGGTGCAGAAAATGTTGGCGCAGTTGATACTACAGTAGTACGAGGACCCGTTGTATTATTACCAAGTCTAGTAGATTTCAATAATGAATCTCTGATTATATCTCCGCCTACACCAAATCTACTTTGTGAAGTTTTTAAGACAGTTTGTAATCTGCCTATTCCAGTATTGCCACCTAGTATACCTTGCGCGATTGGAGATGTGATATTATCCAAATTAATTGATTTACCATTTAAAAAAGAAGTTATAAGTTCATTTGATATCAAGTTTGCTAAATCAATACCTGTGAACCTATCAGTGCCGCCATTTGCAAGTCTTGCATCTGGGAACCCAGCAATATTAGGATATAATATATCACTAGAGTATGGATTATCAGGGAATCTATTCCTACTGTTTAACGAATTTTGCATTTCGCCAAAATCATCATACTGCTTTAATGATGAGGCAGGCATTGGTATCGCTGTCGCAATTTCCTCAGCAAATAATTTTTGAGCCTCTGCTTTTTCTTCTTCGGTAGCATCGGGATTTGATTTTACATATTTCAATGTGCCGCTTAGTTTTTTAAGTCTGCTTAATTGTTCTCTGGCATTGGTGTCGGATGAGACCCCAAAGACAGAATTATCTTTGGCAATTTGATCCAATCCATTAAAATCATTATCAATTTGTCCCAGATTTTTACCATCGGCCAATCCAGAAATCATTGTTTCTAATCTTTTGTTAGTGTTAACATTAGAAATTAGTTTCATTGCATTGGTAACACTATTGCTTGGATCCAAATCTTCTAAAATAAATTCCAAACCTTGTTTCATCCAATCTGGCATGGCAACATTATTTTGAGGCGTCCCAAATATAACATTCTCAGGTTGTAATTGAAGATCAATTGTTCGTAATGATGAGTCTGAATAATCGCTGCCACTGAATGTAATATTAGTCAGAAGAGGATTTATTATTTCTATTTTTTGGATTGAAGCGGAATTATTACTCGCAACTGATTCGCCACCGCGCTGATCATTTCCGCGAGGATCTATACCAGTATTACTTCCGAATGACCCAAAGAAATGATAGATAACTATTTTTTTAAAACTTCGGTAATACCCTGTATCTTCAGCATTTGATGGAAGGCTACGCCCAGAGGTTCTGTCTCTAATCGTGCTATCTAAAACACTAGATTCAGTCCCAAGATTGGCATTTTTAAAAAAATTACTATATAACTCATTTGCAATTGTGAAGCCACTCCCGTCAGTCTTATCATATAGACTGACGGAAATCTCAGGAAAATTAACATAAACAGGTAAATGTACTCTTTTACCATATTTGTCAACGGATACTGTTTCAGTTGAAATAGTTATTGGTGAGACTGTTTTGGCGAATGATGACATACCAGATGATAATCCAGTTACTGTATCTATGAACTCAATAAACCACATATCTCCCATTTTGGGAGCATTTGTGATATATTCACCAGAAAAACCAAACTTGCTGGCGGCTTGATTACTACCTGCTAGAATGGTCCTATCTGTACGTTCATTTTGTATAGACTTATCCGCCATATTATATTACCTATTATCCAGACAAACTTGAATCGTTAGTAAATCCTGGTGAAGGCATCAAATCAGTGTCAGTTAAAATAGCGTTATCATACTGAAGTGTCAAGTTGATTGTAACTGCTTCCGATACTGCATAATCACTTTGTGAGTAATCTGTATTTGTTAGGAAACAACCTTCTAGTTGCCACTGTTCAATTGGATTACCGTCGTTGCCGTTTAGCGTTTCGATAAGTGTAGAGAACTTGTAGTTTGTTCCTGAAAGAGGACCGGTTTGATTTCTGTGATCTAATTGTGATTGCACCTGACGACCAACTAGTTTAGTTAACGAGTTAGCAACATCATCGCGTAATGTGATTGTAATTGGTTCCCAAGTATGCTTGCCCATCATGTACATACGAGAGTTGTATGAATCTATAGGAATTGACTCGTGTGAAACTTTAGGACGAGTTACATTCATAACCTGTCTTGTGAAATCTGTTGTGTTCTCTGAAAGACCGCCAAATCCAGCAACTTGCACTCTAAAACGATAATTTAATTTAGGTTGTAGAATACCCGTACCGGTTGCTGCGCCGCTATCTGTTGGAACACCGAAATTTTGTAATGTTCTTGCCATATTGATATCTCCTGATATAGTTTTGCGTTATACAAGTATTTATCAGTATTTATTAAAATTAAAGTTGTAGTTAATAAAAAACCCGACATTGCTGCCGGGTCTCTTAAAATTATTGTTTTTAAATACTATATTATAGTTCTTCGCCTGTATTACGAATACGTAGTGGTATATAGATAAATTCAACTGATTTGACTGGTTGAATTGCTATGTCTACCCATAATTCGTTTCTATCAATGCGTGCTGGTGTATTATTTGATTCATCGCATACTACTAAGAAATCATATAGACCTCTGTTAGTAACTAGACCGCCACAGAAACGCTCAACTGCATCACGCATGTTATCACGTGTGATTTTATCATTCTGCTCAAATAAGAACCCTCTGGATAGTTGGTCTAAACTATAACGCATGTGGTTGACTAGTCTTGCTACGTTAATACGATCAAGTGCTGATGCAAATGATTGGCGTGTCTTTTGTCCATACACAACCAAACCTGTTCCTGGCATATCTGCAATTGGATTCATGCGGTTTGCATACATCACATCACGTTGTCCTTCTGTAAGACGAACACGAACAAATTCATTTTCACTGTTTACATAGCCAACTTGTGATGCATTAGTAACAATACCACGTGTCAAACCTGCTGGTGCAAACCATGGGAAAGATACTTGGTCTGAGAAAGCGATGGTACGCAATGCAATTGCTGATGCTGGCATAACAACTTCATTACCTGATAAATCAGTTGTTAAACCGTGTGGATAATAAACACCTGCATATGCATCTGTTACTGTATTATTATCTGCCCAGGCTTTAATATCTGTTGCAGTACCTTTTAGTGTCATTGGCGTGTCACCGATAACAAATGCTATTTCTTTTTTGTCTTTGTTTAGGCCAATCATTTCATCTGTTAGTTCAGGATAACCTGGCGCCGCAATCAAATTGAAGTATACTGCTTCCGCACGAATACCTTCGTTTGCTACTAGTGCAGCACTCATTGCCTCTGATACCATGTGGCGCTGTGCAAGTGAACCGAATTTACCTGAACCATCAAGGTTTACGCCTGATGCCCATTCCCATTTTCCATCTACATATTGCTTGACATTATATGTTGTATAATCCATATTAACCATTAGGATATTTTCTGGAAGTAGTTCAGCATTTGGTGTTTTTTCGTGTGCTGTACGTGCATTTTCATTACCCAAAGTATCATACGGTGCATCTGCCGAGTAGTGACCGAAAATCATACCATTAGTTGATGATTGGTCAGCATTATCTAGTTTTACCCATTCAGCACCACTGTAACGCCAAATTACTGGATAATTTACTGCATCAGTATCAACCCAAATATCACCAGCAACTAATACAGATGAACCATCTTTACGTGCCGTTGGACGACTTGAACGTAATTGTAATTCATTACCATAGATACCATCGTTATCTTCTGACCATGCATATTTAACCCATTGCTGTTCGCCGTTGACAAATTCAACTCTCATTAGTTCCATTTTTAAATCAGCATTATACCATAGTGTATCTGGTGCAATATCACCCTTAGGTGCTAGTGTACTCGATTCATATGAAAGGTCTTCCCATACTGTTGCTACAAATGTACTACCTGATGTGAAACCCATATCATTTGCGCCTGCTGAAAATGACAATGTTAGCCCTTTACCATCAGTTTTGATAAATCTAATTTTATTTGTTCCAACTTTTTCAATCTTTACATTATTACCATTCAACTCTGAATTATTCTGCATAGATGTAATAACAGTGTCAATTGATGCAGTTGTGAATGAAAACGCAGTTACATTACCGTCAACTGATACAGTAAATGCTGTAGTTATAGATGAAGTATCTACTATACCAATTTCACTTTGTATTTTTGTTTCAGTTGCGCCAGTGTGTCTACGTAATTCTAGGACGCCCTTTGTTTCACCGCGTCTAGCATATACATCACCAAGAGTCATCAATGAATTGTTAATTGCAATATCATCATTGCTGTATACTGGAACTTGTAATGCCTGGAATGCGCCTGATACCGAATTATAATTTGCAAGTTTAATGTCTATACCACCGCCTTGTTTTGTTAGGCGAACATAAACATCAGTTGTTATTGGACTTGCTGGTGCATAATTTGCAAATGAGAAGTTAGGTGAACCAATATCACCTAGTAGAACCCAAGTAGTTGAAATTTTCTTCCAGTATGACATTTTTGTGGTTGAAGTTACTACTGCGAAGTCGCCAGCAGAACCAAACGTATTTACTGGAGCGGCATAACCAGATGAATTCATCGGTTCTACATTACCAGTGCCCGGTGCATCCATTAATACTGCCGGTGCTTTGGCAACCCATGCAGTGCCATTATACTCAAATAATCCATAATCTGATGCTGTTGCTTCATGCCAATATGTGCCATTTACTAAGACGCCTGCAGGTTCTTCAGTACTTGCTTCTAATTCTGCTAGATCGATATCTGCACGAATAACATAAGCATTGTTTGAAACACCTAGATATTGATATGCTGCTAGTAGGCCATATTCGCTTGTCTCAGAACCCTGGACTACCGAGCCGCCTACTTCATAGAATTTTGGTTCGCCGAAAGTTTCTACTAATTCACGCTGTGAAGAAACTAAATAGGCAACACCAGAATTTGCTGGAATTGTACCTGCTGCCAATGCTGTTCCTGAACCGTCTGTTTTGTTTGATGCTGTTGCTACTACAACTAGCGGTAGGGTACCTTGTGTTGCAGATACGTACTGTGATTCGTCCGTAACCATTACTGATACACCTGGGGATACTAATGTCGCCATTCTGTTTCTCCTTATAAAAACATATATTTGTTTGCTAAGAGTATTTATTAAATATACAGAAAAATGCGTATTTTTGAATTAACTACATAGACAATTGTTTGATAACTAAGATATATAGTTCATCAATTGGTCCAAGTTAAATTTTAATTCTTCTAAATCGCCGTTGTTATCAATAGTATAATCTGCCATCCATTGTTCAAGACTCATACTATCCTTAGACTCAGGAGGCAAGTACATACTCCGATCAACCCAAATAGCATAATCAAATACACCAGTATTTCTCATTGCAAAAAATTCACGCTTGTTTCGCAACCCACAATAGATATCATAAGAAGCAAACATTTCTCTACCAAGTTTTGCTGCATCAGGAACATTATAATCGCAAATAGCGTTATACCATTCTTCTCGGTGACTATGCCTATCTGCGTAACATTCTTCTTCGCAAGTATACCCATACTTGTCTTTTAAATTATTATAAATGAATAGTTTTGAACAAAATTGAGAACTGCTTTCAAACGAATAACCATAATCATCACGTAAAAATTCACACACAGTATCTTTCCCGTGTCTACCGTGACCAATGACCAGCAATGTAGGCTTACTCATACTATATTCCTCTAGATTCGTTTTATAGACTAATATAGCATTGAATTAATAGATTGTCAAGTCTAATCGTAACCTAAATGTGCGACCTTAGAAATATCATCATCATCATCATCGATTTCAGATATTGGAGTTAACCATGTCGTTCGGTTATTCCAAATATCTTCAAAATCAGTATTTGAATTTACTAGTCGTTCATGGTTTCCCCATAAACGTCTGATATAAGACTCGTATACACTACGCATCTCGTTTGTAGAGTATGATCCTGGAAATAAGTGTCCCTTGACTGCAAAAAACACTTCATTCAGTTTTTTAAGTTCATCTAGTGTCATAACAAATTTATTTATCATGTTATATTGTAGTTATCGCTAACTTGTTCTACTTTTCATATAGTAGCAGTTATCCAATTATGAATCCAAGTGGTGCTGATCCGTCTAGATAGTTTGAAAGATCAAGTTCTAACTTATCAATCATTACATCTGCTTCTGCCTTCATTTCTGCACCATTTAACGTCACGCCGCCTTGTGCACCAGGCAATGATGAAAATTTACCACGTGCTTCACCTAGCATACGTTTACAATATGCAAGAGCATAGTCTCTCAGCCAAGATTTTAAATATGGATCAACTAATAGTTGTTCATCATTACGTTCAACATGTACGTGAATAAGAACTAATGCATCGGCTCTCATTTTTCTTAATAGTTTTAATTTTTTAGTAACTGGATTCCAAATATACATAATATCTGTTGCTGCTACTTTATTTAAAGTTTCACGATACTGAGTAAAGAAATCAAATGTTGCAACCCCACCAATATGGTTATTAAGAAAGAAATATGAATTTGCATATGCCAACTCAAATGGATCCATGTCAACGCCGCCAGAAACTCCGTTACCAAATGAACGATTCCATATTTGCTTTACTTCTATGATTTCTTCTGGTAATGTATACTCTGCTACATCTTCTTTTAATTCTAACGCATAGAAATCTTCTTCAACTGCATTTTCTGAACGTTGTCTTATTTTAGAAAGAGCAATATCCAATGCAACATCATAATGCTCCGGATCCAATTCTATATCAATCATCCCATCGCCAAGCAATAGTCTGATTTGTTTGATTACATCATTCTTAATTTTATTTCTGGTTTCAGGCATAATTTATCTCCGATATACAGTATTTATCAGAAACTAAAAAATCCTTAGTATCAACGTCTGTTCATTAAACCTTCCGTTCATTTTTGTTTCAACACTCTTAACTGCACTAAACTCTTTCTGTAATGAACGCTTTGCAACCTTTTTAAACATGGATATCTGTTCCGCTGGTTTGCGCATAGTTTTTTGGACACTTTTATTTTCATCAAAGTTAATAAGGGTTGTTCCTTTAAATGACAATGAATTTTTATCTGCAGGATAATATATACCCAACTTGCGTGTCTTTGTATTATATGTCATAATAGCTTGAGCGTCTAAACATTCCAATGGTTTCTGACTTACACTATTCGTTGATGTATCTTGCTTACAGTACTTTACCTTAGATACGATCTTTTCCTTGCTCTGTGGTTTGTTCTTACGTGGGGCGCGGTTAATTTTACTTTCTTGAATAATCATATCACATGCATCTAGAATATTACGATACATTATCCACATATTTTTGATTTGATCTTTTTTAAGATGATTGTAACCTTCTTTAATTTGTTCGTAATCATCCTTCTTGGTATCAGTCATGCGCTTCGGTGGGTTCAGTAGCATATCAATTTCAGAATACGCACCTTCATACATCCCTTGTATGCACTTTGCGTGATTTCCTTTTGCATCAACTTTTTTAAGAATTTTAAATGGATCAAAATTATTTAATGTAGATTTTTTATAATCAAATTGGTCAACAAAATCATCTATGTCATTTGCCATATCCATTGATTTTTCCTTGAGCAATTGTTGAATGTTAGGACGTTGGACATCCTTTATTTTTGCGTCTTCAATCTTCGCTTCTTTTACTTCAAGGCCACGCCGAATGAGATCTTCCAGTTTTTCTTTAACATACATATCAGCATCACGCATGGTGTTATTACTTACTCCAGGCAATGTTTCCAAATATGCTGTCATACCACTGTGATTTACTGGCATACCTTTCACCAACGCTCTAGTATATGAACAGACTGTCATTGGTATTAATACGTCAGATATATTTTTAACAGCCGATACTTGTTCCTTGGTGTATCCGTTTTGTCTCATCCAATCTATTACCCAAGGCTTGCCGTCCTTCTGTGTAAAGTAATAGTTATAATAAAATGTAGTTCGGCACCGTTCCCTGTAGTATTCTTCTGCAGACATATCATCTGCATATAGCCACTCCGGTTCTGGGCCTGTGTACTTTTCATCTACAAACTTAGGCGTCCTAGCCGGTTTAGATTTTTTACGTTTTAAAGTTGCTACCATGTCGAATCACTCCTTAACCCTATTTAATGTTAGTATATAATAATATAAAGATTTGTCAAGTTTTTTCTTAATTTTTAACAAAATCAGTATTACCATCAAGTTCTTTTACCCTTGGGATAATATCAGACTTCAATGCATTTATCAGTAATGCACTTCGAAAGTCATTTGAGTTATTAGGCATAGTACTATGCAAAGTTCTACCATCATACATCAATACATCTCCTGGTTTAGCAAGAAATTGCTGCCCCTCAGTAATTAGTCTATGGTTATAATGTTCTCTATTTTCTTCTAAGTCCTTATAATTAATTCGTTCTAAACTAGAACCAGGTAGATACGCAGTGCCACCATTCTCTAATGTAAAGTCATCTAGAGGAATGATAATTTGAACGCCAAGAGTTTCATAACTTTCGGCAAACTCCTCGAAACGATATGGAGTATCAATATGAGCATATACTTTATTCGATGATGGACGAGTTGAAATGCAATCAACTACATGAATATCCCATTCGTTAATACCGAATAGCCTATTTATTTGATTATATAATTGCCAAACAACTGGCTCCCACATCTCTCTTGGTGGCTGTGTTGTCCACCATACATCATACTCTCGTTCACCGTCATGTTTGCCATAGTAATTGCCATCTACTGCATTACCACGGTGATACCTTTCTGGATTAGTAGCCCATAATTTAAATTGTGAAATTGTAGTAGGATTAATTACATCCCGCATTACTAATGTACCATCAGATACCATTTTATTCTCCACGATGTTTACTCCCCAATACTTAATGTTAGTATATGATAAATACAATTATAAGTCAAGGAAAAAATGATGCCAAGATTAAGTTTATGGAACCCACGCAAAGGTAATGACTATAAGTTCATTGACAAAATGGTGAAAGCACATTTTGAACATGGCGGTACTGCATTACTTGTACACAAGTATATAGGATCAGTTGATGAATCTGATCCCAACTATGACCCTGCGAATCCACCCATCCAAGACTTATTATTTATGGAAAATAGAGATAGACGATACGAAACTACAATTTTTGAGTTGCGTGGAACATATACTGTCAACGACCAAGACTTTGATCTATCACAATTTGGTATGTTCTTGGGAACGGACCAAAGTATATTTCAAGTTCATATAAATGACATGGTTGAAAGAATTGGTAGAAAACTTATGACAGGAGATGTAATTGAATTGCCTCACATGAGAGAGGATCTATTACTTGACGAAGAAGCAGAAGCAGTAAATCAATATTGGGTTGTCCAAGAAGGTTCGAAATCATCAGAAGGTTTTGATCCAGGATGGTGGCCACATATATGGCGTATACGTTGTAAACAACTACAAGATACACAAGAGTATACAGATATATTTGGAACTGGCGAAGAAGTAGATGACTTGAAGAATTTACTTTCAACATATAATAAAGAACTTGATATAAATGAAGCGATAATTGCAGAAGCACAGGAAAATGTACCGGGTAGATACTATGATTATAGAAAAAATAATTTAGAATTTGCAGTAGAAAATTCAGAACATCCCGGTGATGTCGATTATTCTACAGTCGAAAATGGAATTTCATTTCCACAATACCCAGATGACAATGCATTTTTTCTCAGAACTGATTACACGCCGCATAGATTATTTCAATATAGAGATAACAAATGGTACAAAATAGAAGACGATGACGGCTCTTGGCAAGTTGGAAACTATCTACACCATAAATTTATCAACAATGATGGCATAGTTACATTGGATGATGGCACTGAAATTACGTCACGTGTTAATTTGTCAAAAGCAATTAAACCTAAAATAGACTAAGAAAAATATTATGATACAATTATTCACTGTAAATCTCACATTACGATATGGATTGGATTAAAAATGGCAGATTTAAGACAACTACACTTTTATGATGAACAAGTAAGACGTTACTTGCTTCAGTTTATTCGTATTTTCAGTGGCTTTAATGTTAAAACTGGTAAAAAATTAAATGACGGAACAAGTGATTACTATATAAAAGTTCCGAGTCGTTATGGCGATGTATCAAGAATGGCTGCAACAATTATGAAAGGCAATAGTGAAAATATTGTTAATTCAGCACCATTTATTTCTTCATATATTCAAAGTTTACAACCTGATAGACAAAGATTACAAGAACCATTTTTTAGTGATACAGTTAAAGTCAATGAAAGACAATGGGATCCTGTAACTAGTTCCTATACCGAAGAACAAGGCAACAGATACAGTGTAGGCAGATTAATGCCAGTTCCATATCTGTTAAATATGCAAGTTGATATATGGACATCAAACACCGATCAGAAATTACAACTACTTGAGCAAATTTTAGTTCTGTTTAATCCAGCATTAGAGATACAACAAAACGATAATCCCATTGACTGGACTACAATTACTACAGTTGAACTTACTGACATTCAGTGGACCAGTAGATCGATCCCAGCGGGCATTGAGGATCAAATTGATATTGCTAGTTTATTCTTCCAAATACCAATTTGGATTAATCCGCCTGCACTGGTCACTAGACAAAATGTTATTAGAAATATCATTCATAATATTTATGAATACAATGATATTGATACACTAGATTATGATCCAAATGCATTTGAATTCTTTGCTGATTTACAGGTACAAACAAGTGTTGTAGTTACACCGGGAAATAATGCTATACAAGTCACAAATAACAACGGTAATGTAACAGTACAACTACTAGAGAATGGAAACTATAAAGACGCTAATAATAGTTGGGAAAAAGTTATTGCCAACTATGGCTTATTCAATGATGGGATATCGCGTATGCGCCTAAAGTATCATGGAAATTTAGAAAATATTGATGCAGATGTGATAGGAGTTCTATCATCGACTACCGATCCGTCTGTATTATTATTACAGATCGATGTAGATACATTACCAGGAAATACAATAAATCCCATAGATAGAGTAATTGACCCATCAACAACTCGTCCGGGGTTTGGCAACTTACCATTTCCTAGTGTGGGACAACGTTACTTATGCTTGAATACAGAACAAGCATTACCACAGTGGGGAACCAACATATCTACAAATGATATAATCGAATACAATGGTAGTAATTGGGTTGTGAGTCTGGATGCAAGTGAAACATCTGAAGTACATTATGTAACAAATGTATTCACATCACAGCAATTTAAACTAGTAAATAATGAGTGGGTTGATACATTCCAAGGGGTGTATGAAGGTGGCTATTGGAGATTAGAATTATTAAGTGGCAATGATAATGATTAAAGCAGCAGGTGCTTGTATTTTAGCAAAAGATACTAAAAGAATTTTATTGCAACATAGATCTCTTAAAAGTTCATATGCAAGGAACTGGGCATTTTGGGGTGGCAAAATTGAAGATAACGAAAATGTGTCACAAGGACTTCTTAGAGAATTAGAAGAAGAAATTGGAATTGATGTTGAAGAATGTGTTACAAAAGTTTATCCCTTGGACCAATATCATACTAGAGATAAGACATTCAGTTATTATACTTTTGTAGTACTGATAGATAAAGAATTTACCCCTATTATAAATGATGAAAGTGGTGGATATGCTTGGGTAAATTCAAATTATTTCCCAAGACCCTTGCACCCAGGTGCACAACGAACACTTTTTAAGAAGAAAAAATTAAACATACTTAAATCAATAATTAATTCTCTATAAATATATATGAGGCAACTAATTAGTTGAGAGAATATGTGAAAGTTATTGATTTCAAAAAACGAAAATTTCTTAAAGAGTGTAGAACTTACCTTAAAAATGGTGAAGTTTCTAATTCATTAAGTATGGCCATCAATAATTCAACGCCCGGACATATAGAATTTTTAAAATCTGACATGACAGAGGATGAAAAAAATATTGTTGACATTGTAGTTAAAAAGATTAGAGGCACATTTAAAAAAAATATAACATCACAAAGACAAAAAATAAATATGTTAGCAATTAGTGCACTTGAAAATTTAAGTACACTAGATAAATCATTTATAATACCAGAAGTTATAAAACGTTACAGAGATACTATAAATCCAGTAAAAGCATTGTATTATGATTTACAAGAAATAATGTTTTTATATGATCGTAAAACTAAAAAAGACCACCATAAGTTTTTGATAGAACGTTTTTCAGATATAGAAGATTTTAATAATATAATTTCAGCGGTTGATAAAGATATAGAAGATTTATATAAATGCAAAGAACAACTCAAGGCAATATCAACAACTTCATCAGTATCTAATAGTAGCGAATATGCAGTGAAAGTATTCGATACACATAATCAGTTAATACAATGGAAAAAATTATTTGAAAGATTTCCAGACTGGGTGAAAGAGAATCAAGATAATAAAAGAACATCATTATACGAGACGCTCAAAAATTTCTTTACTAATGAGTAATTAATATTATGTCGCTCCATAAATAGTACCGCTATTTGTTCCTGAGTTCCTTATTTACTGTGGCGTAATCTGCTCATCTGGCCACTTGTCATCAGGACAAGAGGCAAAGGGAATAGCTACTTTAGCTAACATGAGGCACCCACACATCTTACATTTCTTTAGCTTGGTCAGGTGCTCACAGGTGTTGCAAATAGCCATTCTCTTCTTAGACATCTCGGCTATGCGCTTGGGGTAATAACGAAAGTGCTTTACAGTCACTGCACCACTGAAGTGATCTGTGGTGCTTTGTGTTATGACCACATCTTCATCAGACTGATCCATAGACTGTACCGTTGTTTGTAAGTGAAGCATATGTGCCTGAGATAGCTGCACCGCCTGCGCCGCCTCCGCTGGCACCAGCTAGACCCCATCCACCGCCACTGACGGTTTGGTTCTGTGTGGCTGATAGTATTGAGCCACCTTGGCCACCGGGGTTGAGGGCGCCGCCG